AAAAAAGGAGAAGGTAAAATGAACAAGAAGCAAGAAGTTATGATAGAAATATCAAACAAAGTAATTGGTATGATGAAGGATCACGGAGTAAAGTGGTCAAAGCCTTGGGTCAAAGCAGTAAAAGAAACTGGTCAACCAGTTAGTGCAAAGAACCGAGAATATACTGGTATCAATAGGATTAATTTATCACTGCATATTCTAGAGCGTGATTATACTTCTCCAGTGTTTGCAACGTTCAAGCAATGGAAAAGCTTAGGAGCAAATCTTGTTGATGCCAAAGGCAAAGGGATTAAAGTGTTTTTCTTCACAACTACAATGGTTGAAAGCAGAGAAAACAAGGACCGCAAAATAGCTGTTCCATGTTTCAAAGTTTACACTGTATTTAATGCCGATCACGTCGAAGGATGGGATGGTAAATGGTTAGAAGATGAACAGGAAGATCTTACCCAAGATTGGAAAAACTTATATGATGTTGATGAACTTATTGCCCAAACTGGAGCAGTAATCAGAGAACACAACTCTAATCAAGCGTTTTATTCTCCGTCATTAGATAAAATTAATATGCCAAGCAGAGCACAATTCAAAGATGCCCAAGGATTTTATGGTACACTGTTCCATGAACTAATACATTGGACAGGACATGAAAGCAGAGAAAATCGAAAGTTTGGGATCAGACATGGTTCAGATCAATATGCATTTGAAGAACTAATTGCAGAACTTGGCAGCGCTATGTTGTCAGGGATCACCGGAGTAGAAGCAGAGCCAAGAGAAGATCACGCAATCTATCTAAATAACTGGATGCAATGCTTAAAAGATAATCCGCAAGCAATTGTAAAAGCTGCATCAAAAGCAGAGAAAGCAAGCCAGTTTGTTCTTGATTGTGCAACCCAAGAAAAAGAAATGGAGGCAGCATAATGGTAATCAAGATAGATAAAGCAGTACAAGAGGAGGTGGCGAAAGAACTCGCCCCTCTTATCGGATGGGCAAATAATATAGATCATTTTGCCGACGTCTTAGAAAAGTTATGCGGTCCTGAGTTTGATAAACAAACATTCAAAGAGGAAGGTTACAAAGCTTGGGAAAAAGCAAACGGTATTGGTGATGATTACATCCCATTCTTGGAGGATTAAATGAGCACTGTTAAAACAATTAAACTTACACAGACGCAGCTGGATATGCTGCGTGAAGCTTGGATGGGATACGACCCTGATTTCGGGGATGAAGTATACGATAAGCGTAGGATTAAAACATATGAAACTCTTAGAAAAAAATTATGGGAATAAATATATGAACAAAGCATTTTATAAAAAAGTAATGTCAAAGCTTTGTAAACATTGTGATGGTGATGGAAAGATTGAAGTAGAAGAATATTTTCCGCGTGGTTTTAGTAACGACATTGGAATAATCGGAACAAAATATATTGAGTGTGACGAGTGTAAAGGCACAGGAAAGGAGGAGGAATAAATGGATGAAATAGATGATAGAGTTTGTTTATTTTATGTTGCAAATAGACTCAATGAAATATGGGATTTATTTCAAGAGGACAATGCAAACAATGAAAAGCAAATTTATAATGCACTTGGATTGAAGGAGCTTGATAGGTTCAAACGTGAGTGTGTTTATAATATTGGGATTAATGCAATAAACAAAAGGGAGGAACAAGAGTAAAAGCAGAGGGGAGTTTTATACCTCAAGTGTTCTCCCCTCTTGCATTATCTATTTTATTACTCCATACATGCAGCTATGAAAGCATATTTAGAAACAGTTCAGGATAAAGCTAGAGAAAATAAAATTGATTTACTCAAGGCTTTTAAGGTAGCACAGATTCCAACTTCAACCTATTACCGAACTATCAATGGAGAAACTGAAATGCGTTTTGATACAGCGTGTAAAGTTTTAGATGCGATAGATGAGCAAATCAGAAGAGACAAAGCGACCGAGTATACCAAACAACTACGAGCATCTGGTCAAGATATTAGTAGAAGCGAGGCGCGACAGGGGATTAAGCCAAGAAAACTTAAGCGATAAGATTGGCTGCACTCCGACATTGGTTGGTAAATGGGAAGCATATCAAAGGATGCCTTCAGGTTTTATGTTAATGTGTTGGTTGGAAGCTTTAGAATATGACATCGAAGCGATTAAAAGGTAAAGCTGCAACGTGTCAAAATTGTGAAATAAAAACATTTAAATTTGTTGCAATACTTAAACAAGAACATGAAGCAACAATGGTAAAACACTGGATAATATGTTTGGATTGTTATGAGCAAGATAGATGGCAAACAAAAATAAAAACAAAGGAACATATCATGAAAAATGGTTTGTCGAATGGCTCAACAAAATTGGTGTCAAAGCAAAACGACAACCACTTAGCGGATCACTTGGAGGAGAATACTCAGGCGATATCAAACTGGAAGTCAAAGAAATACAAATGGTAGGAGAGGTAAAGTATAGAGATAAATCAAACTTTCCTAATCCATTCTCAGTATTAGAAGGTAGAGACATAGCCTTTTATAAAAGACGGAGAGGAACTCCGCAAACTTTAGTAATTATGTCTGGTAACATGTTTGAACAACTAATGGAGAATAGTAATGCAAGCTCAAACGAAAGTAATCAAAGCACATCTTGAAGATGGTAAAACAATTAATCCAATGGAAGCATTAATTTCTTATGGATGCTTTAGATTAGCCGCACGAATAAAAGATTTAAAAGATAGCGGCATGATTATTGATAAGGTTATGAAGCAAGACGAAAACGGCAAACGCTATGCAATGTATTGGGAAGTAAAGTAATGTCTCAATTCAAAAAATATGATAGCGCAATGTCTTGGGATCAACTTATCAAACGCGGTAAAGATAAAACTGCTGTGAAAAAGGTAAGCAATCCAACTGGTTTTCAAGCTGATAGTCTTCAGATAAATGCCAAAAGAATTAAAAATGGTGAGGACGTTGGACACTATTGGTTAGAAGGTAGATTGAAAAAACAACTACTAGAATACACGGATGTAACAGAAGAAGATTTTAAAAAATATGTTGCACCAACTGCACAAATGCAGTATGTAAAACCATATAACTATAAAGAAAATAAAATTGGAGAAGATAATTGGACAGAAGAAACTTCATCGGAGGATCTGACTGCGTTCAAATAATGCATGAAGATTGGCTTGAGTTGTGGCTAGTCAAGACAGGGCGTAAAGAACCAGAAGATCTTTCGGAAATTTTACCAGTACAACTTGGTTCTTTTACAGAAGAATTTAATCTTGATTGGTTTAGTAAGCAACATGAAAACTGTGTTCTTACTCACAAGCAATTTACTATGGAAAAAACAATCGAAGGCGTTCCATGTAAAGGAGCTGTGGATGCTATGTTTAACGGTCATGTTGTTGAAGCAAAACACACAAATCCTTTTTACAAAATGTCAGATGTTATCAACCGATACATGCCACAACTACAAATGTATTGTTATTTATCTGGTAAAGATGGGATCTGGTTATCAGTAATCTTTGGTAACTCAGATTACAAACATGTGTTCATAGATTTTGATTTGAAATATTTTTCAACTATGATGAAGCATGTAAAAAAATTCTGGGAATATGTAGAACAAGATCAGCAACCAAGAGTTGATGATGAAGTACCAGAAGAAGATTGTAATGTTGAAAGTATACCTGTTGATAAATTAATTATCCGCAATGCTGAGAAAGATAACGAGTTTACAAGTTTATCAATAGATTATCATACGCATTATCATTCATATAAAATCTTTGAAAAGATCAAGCAAGATCTAAAGAAGATTATCAAGCCGACAGAGAGAGAAGTATACAATGAATATCTTTCTGTCAGAAAAAATAAACGTGGTGCAATTAGTATAGTGAGGACTAAAACAGATGGAAAATAAAAATTGGTTTGCAGATTTTAAAGAGTTTCAAGAGTCTGTAGATAAACCTGCAAAAGATTCAACAAATGATTTTTTTAACAGGCATAAGTATGCAAGCTTTGAAGCTTGTCTGGATGCAATCAAACCTGCATTGCATGAGCATAATTTTATATTACTGCAATCAAACAATCGTGATGAACTTGGTGACTATACTGAGACAAAGTTTGTTCACAAAAGTGGGCAAGAACTTACAACTAAAGTTTATCTTGTCTTAGATAAAAACAATATGCAGGGCGTTGGTTCTGCAATAACTTATGCAAAAAGATATGGCATCCTTACTCTTGCAGGTATTGAGCCAGAAGTAAAAGACGATGATGATGGTAACAAAGCGTCAGGTGTAAGCAGCGCACCACCAAGTAAACCACAACAGCCAAAAACAAGTAAGTATGGATTATAAGGAGGTAGAAATGTCAGAAGAAAAAAAAGAATACGACAACCGTAATCAGGGAGCATTGGTACAACCGTATGACCAAATGGAATTTGTTCTACAAGGTAAGCTTGATGTAGACGGACAAGAAATACACAGCGCTATCATTGCTGATACACTCAGGGATGGGCGTGAAATATTCCATATATATCAAAGGGTTGGCGCATTGTTCAGAGGGCGCAATGATAAGGAAGGTGCGCCAGATTGGACAGGAAATATTTTTAATGAGAAAAATGTTTCAGCTTGGAAAAATATAAGTAAGAATGGTAATCCATATTTAAAGCTTAGAATTGATGAACGACAACAGCAACAGCAACAAGACACAAATCAACAGCCAAATGATATGGATGATGAAGTGCCATTTTAATACTCAATGCAGTGTAAGTTTTCTTCTCCATCCTTACACTCTTGAGCAACTACCCCCCAGAAATGGGGGGGCTTTTTAGGAGAGAAATATGAAAGAATTAATAGAAACATATCCCGAAATGAAAGAGCGACATCGTAGAGAAATGATTGCTCTTGTAATGCAATTCAGCGACACAATGACAGTCAATCAGGCTGCTGCTAGAATTGGTATGACCAAAGATAAGCTTAGAAAATTTGCATATGATAATGGAATATCTTTTCTACGCGCATATCAAAAAGGAAAGACTAATCACAGCACTCAACCATGTTATAAGCATGAAAGAAAAATAACTTTAAAAAATCCACCGTGGCTTTCGTGAGAGAGACAGGGCGAAATGTCTCCCTCTATAAATTTTTAATTAATCGGAGAAAAAATTACAATGATTAAAACATATTTTACTTTTATGATGATATTTTACACTGTGCAAGGTGAACAGGTAAAGACAAGCATACTGCTTCCTAGCTTTGATGATTGCTCATATAGTATAGATTATATGTCAAACATTTTAGAACCTTATGGCAAAGACGTAGCTATCCTTTGCAAAGGCACTAATGTTGTGTCAAAGGATTATATTAAACCAATGCCTAGACCATAAGTTCAAAGTGTGGACCATCTATGAATGGTCTGCGCCCTTGCGCCCTTCTTAAATCTACATAAGAATTCATTGCATCTTGCATAGTAAAATCCCAATCAGCTATTGAATCTACATGCCAAGCTGCGCCCCACCTAATTTTTACGTTATTATTTCTTGCTGCCTCAGCCATTGCATCAGCAATATCATCATAAAGATTCAGTTCCCAACTTGCCCGAGAACCAATGTATGCCATAAGATCAACAGCCAATCCGTCTAAATGTTTTGACTTCATTGTTTTACTTGCGCCTTTGGCAACCAACTCTCGTTGTTCATCCTCAGTTCTCATACCACATATTACTCCAAAATCTATTTTGGTTAGAGTGATTGCTTCTTTAACTACATCTTGCATCCTAGAGTCTACACCCTCTAGTTTTGCCATTGATCTTTCTGATAACTTGAACGCCATAATTAACCTTTCTTAAAGAACTTTGTCGCAGAGCGCACAGCAAAGCTACTGGCTACGATAACACCTAAAGTGTACTGATACCACTCAGGCATCTGTTCCAGTGCTGTGAACCCCTCTGCAACGACTGTGCGACCCCATTCACCTGTGAACACTAAAATAAGTGGGATAGAAAAAAGTAAAACTAACCATTCGTCTTTCCAAGAATTCTGAGAACCCTGTGCCATAATCCTTTCCCAGTCTTGGACTGAGGTTTCTTTGGAGACAAGGATTTTTGCTTTGGCTTCGGCTTCGGTGAGTTTGAGTTTCGCGTTTGCTTGTTGGGCTTGGGTTTTGGCATTTAACCAACCTCCTGCTAGTTCAGTTATCGGACCTATTAGTGTCTGGAGCATAGTGTCCACCTCTGTCTGTCTTTGCTTCCTTGCCTAACCATAGCGCAAAAGATGCGGAAAGCATAGCAGTAACTAAAGATACAAATGCAGACTGTTGCGTTGTTGGATCTTCAAGTGTCATAAACCAAAGACATACTTTCCAAGTTAAAACAATCTGACATAGAAAAGCTAGACGTGGTAAGATCTTTAGTTCATCTAAATAATTAGCTGTGATTGCTACCATAATATTTCCTTGCGTATTTGTAAGCTACTCGCTTGTCCCTAGTTATAATTATTACATAACCTTTATTGTTGTAGATTATGTATCTTCCCTTCCATTCTGTAATTGTCACCGTTCAATTTTTATACAGACCACTTTACTATTTGTACTTGTGACTAAAACTTTAGCTTCTTTCAAACCTTCTTTACATGCCTCTTCACTTGAATGACTAGAGATATGGTAGTGATCAAATGTTCCGCTAATTAATTGCAGCCAAAGAAGAACCCACATTACCACCGACCTTGCCATTTACCGAGGTAATAGAAAACGCAGAACAAGATACCACCACCGATAACAAAAATAATGAAACCAATACCAAAGTTAATAATTGCATCTATCTGTTCCTGCTTTCTGTATAGCTCTTGCTTTCTTTTTCTACGCATTTGAGCTTCAATTTGTAACACTTCTTTCCAAGCACTAGGTCCATATGTCCAAGAGATATGATCTTTGATTTCATTTCTCATTTGTTCCATTTTCTTTTTATGTGCAAAGATTTCCAAGGCTGTTTCTTCATCAGAACCTTTAAATGTTTTCTTCCAAAACGGAGGATTCTTTTCTCTTTCTTCTAGATTTGTAAAGTCAGAGAAAGCTTTGCCCCATTGCGAAAGCTGCCCTGTCATTTCTTGAAAATCTTTCCCTGCTCCAATCGCTGCTTTGAGAGCCTTAAAGCTTCCTGTCGCTAAAGCAACACAACTTACCGGGTCCATCTACTTATGTCCATTAGACTACTCGTACCTTCAAGTTCTGTGCAGCTAATGATTTGATCTGCACCTTGTTATTTGCAGGGAAGAAGAAGTCATAGTCAGTACCCAATACCGCACCCTCATTTAACGCAGCCGCATCGTAATTGAGCGTCACGCCATCGCTAGTTGGCAGTGTACTTGCAGCCGCATCCATCCTAAGTGCAATCATTAGGTCTAGGCTTGAGCCAGTAGAAAAATGGTTGGCATCTGCAACAGCGTCTAGTTGTGTCTTGTCCATGCGGTTAAACGCTTGTGCGCCTAGAGCTTCTTGTAGGGTGTAGAGTTCATCATTTGTTGTACCGTCTACCCATGTTGTAGATGTGCCGTATGCTGAAGATGCAGTAGAAAACTGATAAATTTTGTTACCTGAACGAGAGTGCGCCCATAACTTAGTTCCATTTGAAATAAAACGGAAACCTTCAAAATTATAATCATTAGTTGTTTGGAAGGATAAAAAATTATTACTGTAACTAGCGGTACTTACATCCCATGCAGTTGACAGATTATATTCGTATATCCCTGCCCAAGGTGCAGACGTATTACCATTTGTATCATCTCCTATAAACATTTTAGTACCAGTAGGATTAAACTCTATGGCTCTTGGTACTGTTGCTTGAGATGTTACAGTAAAACTTTGGTTTGCATAAGAAGCTGTACTTACATCCCATGCAGTAGTTAAGTTGTATCTATATACTGTTTCTTGGCTATAACCTATAATGTAAAAAGCAGTACCATCAGGTTTCCAAAACATACCTTTAGGAGAAGATTCTTGACTTCCTACCGATACATATGCGTTGTTATAAGAAGTTGTTGATATATCCCATGCGGTAGATAAGGCATATTCAGATACTCTATCCATACCACTGCCAACTGCATACATTTTTGTACCATCAGGTTTAAAAAATATGTCACCCATTGAATAATTGTAGTTACTATCAAAAGAAAAACTTTTATTTTCATACGATGCTGTAGTTATGTCATTTGCTGTACTTAAAGAATATTGAAAAACAGCATTCGTGCTAGTTCCTGTGTGATAAAGTTTAGTACCATCAGGTTTTACAAATATGCCATGTCCACTTGCCTCGCCAGTACCAGTTAGCATGTTTATTCCAGTAACACTGCTATCATATGACCCACTAGCCAAACTGTACCCTGCGGTTGTTCCACCATCATTATTATACTGCCATGTACCACTGTTATTCCTGACAATCGGCCTAACACCATCAGTTCCTTTTGCTACCGACCAAGTTGTTCGACCATCGGTTGATACTGCATAATGTACTGTGCCAGTGGCAGCATTTTGTGCGGCTGTCATACTGTTGATGTCTGTAAAGTATTGACTGTCTATTCGACCACCAGAGTTTGTTACGGCAATATTATATTGTTGTAATGGAACAGATACATTTTGTAATGTAGCATAAGCATTACTATCCGCTCTTGATCGTGAATATGAATAATTAAATAATTTACCATCAACATGACAAATTGAAATACCACCTTGACTAGCATCACCCGAACTGTTTTGAGACGCTCTACTAAAATATTGTTCTGTGGTATGTGTCGCTGTTGTGATGTCGAAATCAGTAGTCAACGGATAAATAAACATATGTTCAGCGTTATAAATAGTTTGAAGTAAAAATTTACCATCAGAGGTAACACAAATACTTGCGTAATTGTTTCCCTTCATGGGAACTCTTACCGCACCATCGTAGTTTTTTGTTCCTGTAATATCGTAAGCAGTGTTTAGGGTATATTGAAAAACCAATCCAGAATTATTATAAGTATTTACTGAATTTGTTGGATGCGAATGACCATGAGTTGTGTTACCTGCCCACTGTGCATAAGGCGAATAGTAAAGTTTTGTACCATCAGGACTAAAATCTAGCTGACCTCCAGAACCATTAGATGTAGCTGCGGCTTGACCACCGCCATTAAAGGATACTTCTGTACCACTACCTGCCGTGCTTAGATCATATGGTGTGCTTAACGTCCACTGTTTTATAAAATCACCACTATAAGGATAGTTATTATTTGTTGCATAAACTTTAGTACCATCAGAACTTATGTGGGTATCACCTGCGCTTTGCGTATAACCAGTAGCCAAAGTATCAGATGCTTGTGATATTGTACTCAAATCATAAGCAGTACTCATTGTCCAATGATGAATTTGTCCATTACTTTGTTTTGCGCCATACGCATGTAATCCATTTTGAGATACACAAAAACCAACATACCCAGCAAAAGTACCAGATGCACTTGAGGTATTTGTTGTGTTTAAAAGAGGAGCAACTGTATTAAAAGTATTACTAGCCACTGCAAAACCAGACATGGTAATACCGTCAGCATCCCCTGCGCTTTTAAGCCCAAACATCTGCCAACTACCTGCAGCTATCGTAGAGTTATCCGTAAATGCAGAGCCACCTGTTGTGCTAAATGCACCGCCAGTAGAGGTAAGGACTACATCACCACCATTGCCGACTATTCGTTTACCAACATCTGTTGAGGCAAATGAGCCAGAGCCTAGAGCTAGGGCATCTGTACCGTTTGAAAATTGATACATTCTAGAAGAACCGCTAGAACCACATCCAAAATAAACTCTTGTTTCACTGCTATCTATGAATATTCCATGAGGGCTAGTACCTGCATTGATGCCTGTGAAATCTGCAAAAACATTAGCATAACTTGCAGAAGTAATATCCCATGCAGTAGCTACATTGTATTGAAATAATTTTCCATTACCACTGCTTCCACCAAGTACATACATTCTTGTGCCAGTTGAATTAAATGAAATTCCATTTGGCCCATTATCTTGAATTGCACTGTTAAAAGATGAGGTATAACTAGCAGATGTTAAATCCCATGCGGCTGATAAATTATACTGAAATGTTGCGTTACCATTACCACCAACAATATACATTCTTGTACCATCAGGTTTAAAATACAAACCTTTTGGCGCAGTTTCTTGACTTGCTGTAGAAAAATCATTTGTAGTTGATATGGTAGCAGTGCTCAAATCCCAAGCAGTTGATAAGTTAAAAGCTCTAACTTGGTCATTACTTTGGCCAACATAAAATAATACAGTTCCATCAGGTTTAAAGAATATATCTGTTGGGTCACCCTCACTTGTCGCAGCATTTGTAGAAACACCGTGACTAAACCCATCCCAAGTAGCAGTGCTTAAATCCCATGCAGTAGAAAGAGAATAGGTATAGATATATGCGTTTGATTGGCTACAAATATACATCTTTGTGCCATCAGGTTTAAAAAACGGACTTGGTTTTGGGCCATAAGTATTAATATCTAAATCAGAACCAACTTGTGTAAGAGAAATACTGGTATTAGCTACAGTACTAGGCGTAAGCGTTACATTAGCAGCCGTGTTGTGGAAGTCATAGTTCGATGCTGTAGAGTTTACATCCCAATTACCCTTCGTTGATACGCCTGTTTGTGGCACTTCTTTCGTTGCAGATACTACTGGTGCAGACGTAATCCCTTGAGACAAGGTAATGTCAGCCGTTTCGTTTTGGGTAAACGTCTTGGTCAAGCTGCCGGAGGTAACGCTAATGTTATCTAGCTGTGTCTGAAGGGCGCTTGTAGCACCAACCACTTGGTTAAGTTCGGCTGTGCTTGCAGTCACACCATCAAGTTTGTTTAGCTCGGCTGCGCTTGCAGTTAAATCGCTTATCTCAGCAACTGATATTGCACCATCTGAGAGAGGATTACCCTGTGATATTAAGTTTGCTAAATCTCGTGCTTTACTCATAAACCTCTCCTAATTATTCTATTCTAATAGCTATGTAATCTTGCTGATCTACTTGATCGAAAGTTATTCTTTCACCCGCGTAAGGTTGAGTATTAGAATTACCTTGTGTAGTCGACCATTTGCTATATGAATTTGGTAATCCTGTAGTACTTTCTGAGTACAAATTACCTGAACTTCCATAAGCTACGCCAGAAGGTACGCCAGAACGCCAACCTAAATAATAATCGCCAGTTGACGGAATAACAGAATTACCAAAAGTATATACTGAACTAGAAATGTTTATAGTTTGAACTACGCCGTAAGTATTACCAACAGAATCTACTCTAAATCCATAATGTATGTCATAAGTATGACCTGAAACAAATTCAAAAACCAAAATATAAAATGAGTTAGATTGAGTACTCATTCCTTTCCATCTAAAAATGCCAGTAGAAACATCTTGCCCTGCGGTAAATTTATAATCAGCACCAGCATCAACGCCTATATATCCAAACGACCCTGCTGAAAACCAACCATATGTTGCGTTTGTCATAGTTGTATCATGATAGCCTACTGAAGAACCAAACGAAGATGCACTACCGCCGCCTCGACCTATAAAAAAGTTTGTTGGTAAACTCATTTGTCTACCTCCTTATATTGTATAGCCTTGGGCTGATGCGAGAATTGTTGTGCTATCTTTGCAAGTGAATGATACAACCCAATAACGACTATCTGACCAAGTTGGTTCTGTTGCTGCTGGCCATTTAATATCTGATGCCCAAGTAGGTGTATGAGGCGTTGCTGTTGTATCTAATATCATCATAGATGTACGACCTGCTGCTACACTTACACCAGAAAAAGCAGTACCACCTGTCATGTTAAAATGATGCATAGGCTTCGTCATATCTATTGTCTGTGATGTAACTACATTTGCTGTATTCACCACTGGATTTAGACTTGTGTAAGTGCCAGTTATAGCCTTGTTAAAATCCCAAGTATCTGTTGCAGATGTATAGGTAATGTTTGCTGATGCACCGTCTACTGTAAGCCCTGCGCCATTTGCTGCTGCTGCGTCTGCTGCGCCCTTGGCAACCGTAATGTTTAAATCATCAACATCTAATGTTGTTGAGTTAATAGTTGTCGTTGTACCATTTACTGTAAGATTACCACTTATGGTTAAATTCCCAGAAGTGTCGTAATTAACCAGTTTGTACCACGCTCCAGCATGCGAGTAAAATCCAGCCGCCTCTGCATGTACGTGGGCAAACATTCCATGATATGTAGAAGCGTTTGGAAGATCACTTAAAGTCGCATAATTATTAGAATAGGTTATCTTGTAGCTACCAAAGTCTATGTTGCTAGAACCTATTCCTGTGCTTGATACAGCCTCAACCGCTTTGCCCAAAAGTAAAAACTCTTTGGCATCCGTAGTGCCGCTAGTATTGTTAATCTTAGTAGTAAGATTAGCTTTTAATGTTGTAGTATTTATTGTCATGTTAAAGTCCTGCTAATGCTAGTGCCTCAACATCATCGAGAAGGGCATCTGTTTGAGTTTTAGTATAGTGGCTTGATAAAACAAAAGTTCCAAAACCAACGATAGCCACAGAATCGCCAGTATTAGCTGCTACATTTAAAACTACGGTACTTCCGTTTGTTGCTGTAAAATCAGAAGCCGCAAGTTTAACACCATTTAAATATACATCTACAAATCCTGCATCATAAACGCATGGAAATGTAGTAGTAGATCCAGTATAAGATCCTGAGTTTGTTCCAACAACATACTCAAATCTTTCTGATGTACCGTTTACACTTGATCCTGCATTTTGAAAACTCTGACCATTGTAAACCTTCATAGTGTTTACACCAGTAGCAGAATCAAACCATAACAATCCTAAGTTTGGATTGCTAGGCGCTGTTGAACTTATAATATATTGATTCCCAAATGCGTTTACAGAAGTCAGATTGTTTGCAACTGTATTTACATTTGTAATACTACCGCCAACATTATTAACATTAGTAATAGATCCTGCAACAGTTCCAATATTATTAGAGCCAGTTAAGTCTGCGGCAACAGTATTAATATTTTGAGTATTTGAACTTTGACCAATTGTTTGAATATTAGGACCTAGTGCTGCAACAGCAGTAACATCACTTGATATTCCTGCGACTGTTGTAACATTCGCTGAAATACCACCAACAGTATTAACATTTGATATGTTGCTTGCAACAATTCCAATATCCGTAGCATCAGCCGCAACAGCGGTAATATTTGCATTATTAGAAGCTACTGTATTTACGCTAGTAATATTATTACCAACAGTATTTACATTTGTTATATTTGTTGCAACCGTATCTATTTCAGAAGATGCTTCATTAAGATCATTAGCAACGGTTTCTATTTCAGATACAGTTTCAGCAAGATCAGCAGCAACAATATTTACATTTGCAATACTTGCGGCAACAGAATTAACACTAGCAATGTTAGTAGCTACTGTATTTACGTTTGTAATAGATCCTGAAACCGTAGTTATGTTTGTACTTATTGGACCTAATGCTTGAATATGAGTTGTGTCACCTGCGACTGTAGTAACATTAGATGCTATACCTGCTACTGTAGTTACATTAGCACTTATTCCTGCAACAGTTGTTACGTTTGTAGATATATTCCCAACAGTGTTAATGTTTGTAATATTGCTTGCTACATTTGTTATAGCATTAGTCGATACTGTTCCGTCTTGTATATCAGCTAGTAGTGCTATGTCAGTTGACGCAGCAGAAACAGTTTGAACATCTGTTATACTTGGGCCTGCTTCCACTGCGCCAGTTGATGCATTGAAAGCGAGCGTCTTTCCTTTACGAGTGTCAACATCAGGGAGGACAAGTGACACCGCAGCATCAAAATCAGTAAGTTGCAATGCACGATTAGCTTGGTCTTGCAAATCAGCAGAGATAGCTACAAGTCTATCAAGCTCTGTATTAAGAGCAACAATGTTAAAAGCACCAGAAACAGGAAAGTCAGTTGTTCGTTCAAGAGTTATATTACGAGTAATGACAACAGTAGACCCACCAGCGCCACCTGTGACAGACATAGAAATAGTACCAGTAGAACCATCGCCACCCGAAACAGTGTAGTTAGTAGTAATTGTTTGTAATACGCCATCAATAAATACATTTAAATCTGCGTTATCAAAAAATTCAAATGGAACTGCAAAACTTGTTTGTGTTACTCCTGAAGAAACAGTGTAGGAAATACGCGGTGAATTGTCTGCAATATTAATTGTCATAGTAAACCCTCATTTGAGTGCAGAATATAAATGTAATAAGTTTGCTTCAACGCACAAAAAACAAAAAATTCCGCACAATTAATTACGACCTATTGTTACAGTTCCATAATTTTCTTCTACTGCTCTACTTAAATTATTACCAACAGCATTAATATAAGGTATGCCATAGAATGGAATTATTCTTCTTAATTCACGTTTAGATTCTTCAATGTTGCCTTTAAATAAATTGTCAAATGCTCTTGCATAATCAACAGCAATAGATGGACCTGCGCCAAGCACCGCAGTAGCAGCATCAACAGTATTTGGTTCTTGTGGATATTTTGCTTCGAGCAAACCGCCTGTTATATTAGGCCCACCTAGAGCTAAACTTGTTGCCATTGCTGTATAAAACAAATCAGAAAACAATGGCGCAATACCAGAATAATCAAATGCCCTTGCAAACTGATCTTCAAAATCCATTTCTACAAAGTCAGGTGTTCTTGTTTGTAAAACCATATAACCAAGACCCATTGCAGCAGCAACACCAATAAACTGAGATTTAAGTTGACCATGTGCCATAGCACCCATTGTTTTATTAACAGCAGCCAAGCTATAGCTATAGAACTGAAATGGGAGTCCAAGCAATCCGCTTTCAATTCGTGAGTATCCTCTGTATTTAGAATCTTCTTTCATCCCAAATAACTTAGCAACACGCATTGGAATATAAGCAACACCATCAGTAATAATTGGTTTGTCGGCAGGAGTACCCATTAAAATAGTATTTGCAACACCAGAGCTAAGAGCAGCCCTAAATCTGTTTTGCGCAAGCCTGTCAGTCCAAGCATCAGAATTTGCTAGATAAAGACCAGAATCATTTTGTTGCCATTTTGCTTTCTTTTGATTTGCAATACGTTTTGCTATATCTTTATCAATTAAATACCTTGCAAGATATTCTGTTTCCATCTGTGATGCTTCGCCTTTTGCTAATCTTACAGAATAATCAATCAAAGTATGGCTACGCATCATAGCATCAAAATCTTTAAATATTCTTGTGATTGGTGCTAATCCATTTAGCAAATAAAAAGCATTTTTAGTTTTATCAAAGATATTAGAACGTAAAGGATTGTTACCTAAATCCTCTACTAATCTCATATGAACACTACCAAATAATATTTCTAATGCTTCTCCTGCAATCCTAGCTTCTTTTGCACCAAGTTTAAGCTGATTGTTTTTCATAAATGAAAACAGCCCTTTCATAGTAGGGCCAATACCATGCTCCATTATAATCTTTGCAGGTTCAGTAAGAGTTGATACACCTGCTTTTCCAAGATAGCCAAGCTGTGCAGCAGTCCTTAATACTTCTGCAACTTGGTAATCCCATGAACTAGGATTTCTATGAATAACACTACCTGCTACACGCTCATATAAATGACGCATATCTTTTAAAACAGCAAAACGTTTGTTTTCTTTGACGCCTTTAAGGATCATTTCTACTTCTTGCTCATCAAGCAAATCGTCAATAGATCTTGAGCCAAATTGTTTTGCAAACTCGTACCGTGAGCCTGTTCTTGTAACGTATGCTCTCATAACTTGAATAGGATTAGTATGAATAAACTTAGTAACCTCACTATTTGGAATATCAACAAGCCTATGTTTCATATGTTTTGATTTACCGAAACCAAAAAATCCTTTATCAAAATCTAAATCATCAGTGTTATTAATTATTTTATCAGTTAATTCTTTAACACGTTTTTGTACGTCTGATTTTTTTTGAGAAAGTGTAATTATTTCCCTGCCTTCTTTACTTACTTTTTCAACTTGAGTTGGATTATCTTTGAACCACCTAAACAAAACTTGTTCAAACTCTTCTCTGTTTTTCTTAATAATATTTCTATCCCAATATCTTGGACGAAATATTGTTTCGTTTGGAGGCATTACTTTTGGATCTGGCTTACTATTTAGAATAGCTGTTTGCCGATCTATTTCTCTTTGTTGATTTGCAATTGCTCTTTTAATAAAAGCTTTTTCAGAGTTTTTCTTAACTGCTTTAAGATTCTCGTTAAGTTCTTCTATTCTAAGTTGACGTCTTGAAATGTCTCTTTTGTAAAACTGGTTATTACCAATAAGACCTTGTTCTCTTAACCTTACTTCCCATGCATCATAATATTTATTTAAAGCAGTCATTGCTTGCTGTTCATAATCATCAGCAGCTTTTTGACCTTTCATTGCTTTTACATCTACGGCTGTGATCCATTCCTCAAAATCGCTTCTTTTGTGCATATAATCCATTGGATCAATAACACCTTTGCCTGTTGCTCTACCCCATATTTTAACAAGCTCGTCATATGTTTTTACCATTTCTCCTTCTAATAATTTTGTATTCTGAAATACAGAAGGTTTTAATGCTTTTCCTGCTTTATTAGCAGCAAGCAATATTCCTGAGTCATTAGCTATTTCAAGCGTTGCAAGCTTAACACTGTCAGGAATACTTTTGTCTTGTAAAACTCTTTTCATAGGAGTTGTAACAGCATTGTATAGCCATGAGTTTGTGAAAATACTGTCAGCAATATTTAAATCTTTTGTTGCTGTTTTTTGAGGCATAGCCTTTGCAACATTGCCTTTAGGTTTATAATCAGGATCAATAGCTGCTTTAAGGTTATTTATTTCTTTTTCTGCTTCTAAAGCTGCTCTTGCCCTTCTTGTCTTGGGAATAGAAATTGCAGCTTGTAAGCTTGTGCCTATTGCAAAAGCAGTACCAATATTCATAAAAGCTTCTTGTGGTGTTGCTAACGGATCAAATGGATATCTAATAGCTTCCTGTGTTGCAACTAATCCACTCGTTGCTGCACCAGTTCTAAGTGCTTTAGAAACACCTCTAGCACCTCTTATAAATGGCAAAGGAACATAATTAATTGGATCAAAAAACTCTGCACCAAGAGCAGCAAGAGTAGAAGATTTACCCATTACATCCCTAGACGCAATAGAGTTTCTCAATTCTGTTTCTAAAAAATTTAGATGCTCTTGGCTTTTAGCTCTTGCTAACTCAACAGCATATGGTTTTAAATCTTCTGATATATTATCAACAGGATTAAATCCCTCTTCTAGTTCTGGTAACCAACCAAAATTATTTATCTCCCTTATTCTATCAATTAAAGGGTCATATCTATAAGCAAGGTTTGCACCAACAGTATCAAAAAATTCAGGACTTTCTTGATCGTTAATTGCAATATCAGGTCTATAAGTAAGTTTTGGTAATGTTGTTAATCCATTTTTCATTTAATCACCAACGAATAGAAACCCACTTCTATCGCCATATTCTTCATCACCACTTAGTGGAATACCTAAACTTTTAAATAGTCCAAATCTTATCTTTACATCATTTGAAAACAAAGGCGTATTTGCTTTTTTGAAAGCTTCTTCTGCTTCTATTAATATTTGTTTTTGTTCTTCTTCAAACTTATTTTTCATAAAATCTTCTGTTATTGTACCATCAAACATTGGAAACATTATAGTTGGTGGTTTTCCTGTTTCTGCTCCAAAATCATCAGGTGCATCTTCATATATTAAAGGACGTAACTCACCATCATTATCTTTAAAATAAGCATAATATTGAGGTGCTTCAAATTCTGCGCCTTCAACAGGCACAAGAAAAACTTCTTTTGTCATACCTGTTTCAACAAACTCTTTTTTAGCCCTTCTTTTTGAGTCGGGGTCTTTTCTTATTATTGTATATCCTAATTGCTGTGGAGGACCTACTCTAAATTCTCTTGGCAAAGATTCATTTATTAATCTAATAAATTCTCTTCTTTGGTCTGGGTCAGGAAATTGTCTTGTTAAAGCAAGTTTAGAATATTGCTTACCTTCAAAAAATGCAGCACCTAAACCTAAATCAATAACATACTGAGATTCATGGTAATTATCTTTAAACTCTTGAGTAAGTTTTTTTCCAACTGCTCTAGCATTGTAACCCATTTGTGCATACATTTTTGCAATTGGTGCTAAATCTGCAATAACATTTGAATTTGAAATCCTTAAAGTATTAGCAACAAATTGTTCTTCTGAAATTGATTTACCTCTACTATCAGAAAAAACTTTATTAACATTTATTTGCGATTCTTTACTATCTGCTTGTTGTCTCATTTCTAAAAGCAACTCAGCAGCAGATCTTCTATCTCCATAATACTCTTTTCTTGCAATAAGCTCTTTGATTTGCGCTCTTGTAGTATTGCTTATACCGTCAACACCTCTTAACCTATCAATCGGTATTCCGTAATTACCTTCATCTATTCCTATTCCGTCAGCATTTGGCTTATAAGAAATCATATCATTTGTTAATCTTTGCAGATGCCGCAACATAATTTCACTTTCTTCTTCTGAAAAAGCAATGCGTCCATCCATAAAACTATTAGTGAAGTCAATCATCTTTTGGGTAAAAGTATTAGCATTAATAGCATAAAATAAAGGATTTAAAGAACTTTTATCAATAGGAGAAACAATTCCATTTTGTTCTAAAATATTATCTGCTTCCTCTCTCACGTCTTTTGTTTTTTGAGAAATAGGATTAAAAACAGATTTTCTGTTCTTAAGTTTTTTTGTTTCGTCTTTTAACAGTGCTTCTGCTTCAGCTTCTTGTTGTCTTATAATTTCTTCTCTGCCTCTTAGAACTTTAGTAATTCTAGACTTTGCATTAGGTACAGTTGCAGAAATTTCTACTACTGCTTGAGCAATTGCTAAACTTTCTGGAGAAAGCTCATTAATAGCCTCATCCTTACTTGTACCATCACTATCAATATAAAGCTGCATAGCGTTAAGTTCTGTTGCATCTGGATCAACTAAAACATTAATTACACCTTCCGCAGCACTAAGTTTTACTTCATTAATAAGATTTCTTTTTTGATCTTTTGTAAGATTACTACTCATTATATTTTGTTGTAATTTAGCAAAAGATTCGGAAGTCATTGCGCCACGCCTTGCTTCACTAGACAGTCTCGTTGTTGTTGTAATCAAAGCACTGTGTTCTTGAAAATCTAAACGCATTTGCTTTATATTATTTTTTGATTGCTTAACGTAACTATTTAGTTCTGCTCTATCGTCACCTTTATAAAGACGAGCACCATTTAATAAATCAATCAATGTACTTTGAAATCGTGTAAGACCTTCTCTACTACCCTCACCAATTATTGCGCTTGCAAAATCATCAGCATTACCATCTTCCATCCCAAGAGCTATAAAACCTTTAAGATAGCTTTGGCGTAACTCCTTAATCATTTCATTTCTTGTTTCAGCTTTAAGCATTATTTCTGGATCATTTACAAAACCATCTAATGTAAATGTTAATCTCCCTATATCCGCAGCCGCACTTTCCATTAGAGCAACAAGTTGCATAGTGCCTTGTTGTGCGCCTTTAATCTCAAAAGACATCGGACCTGCTTCAATATTTTGATAAAATAAATTATAGGCACTAGCAGCTTTGCCATATATTTCTGCAGTTTTAAGATCTGATCTTTCTGACAAATCAATCTTAAATTTTTCTACACCAATTTTTTTAATTGATTTTCTTAAATCTATTTCTTCTTTTTCTTTTGAAGTTTGAATGTTTTCTTGTTCTGTTAAATAAGCCTTTTCTCTTCCTTCTAAAGTTCCAAGCTCACTATCAAGCCCACTTATATATTTTATAAAACTCTCTTTGGTTTCAGGTGTTGTAAATTTTAAAATAGTTTGAAGCTCAGGAATTAAATCGGGACTTAATTTATTTAATATCTCTGGATTCTCTCCATTAGTTTGCACTGCTAATAAAAAGATTTGTCTTTGTATTGGGTTGCCATACAGAGAAGGCATAATATTTTCTATTCGACCAGATATAAAAGCAGTCTTTAATGCAATCTGATGTTGTTGATCTGCCCCTGCTTTAAGCAATCTTGCCTCAACGCCATCTGCATTTTTAGCAACCCGAGACTCCATCCAGTTTTCAAAATCAGAAACAGTGTTTGATAATCTAGATTCTTCCTCTGTACCTCCACCAAGTAAAAAACTTTTACCTGCTTCATATGCGGTAATTAAATCACTTTGATTTGCTTCAAGTAAATCGTTTGCAAGTTGTTCTTTCTGTCTTTGATGGTTTAGTTTTGTCAAAGTCATTTTTGCATTTGCAATTTCGACCTTGCCGTTATCTTCAATAAAGTTTGTAAATAATGTAGGCTTGCCGTTTCTTTCAGAACCAAATGCAAGGTTCTTTACATACTCACCCAATGCCTCACTTACAATTTGAATATTATTAGGATTATCCTGATATTTAGTTGTAAGCTCATTTGCTTTTACTTTAATATCATTTGATATTTCAGTATTAAATCTATCAGTAATTACTCTTTCGTATGCTTCTCCTGCGGTTCGCCCAAGAAACATATCTGCATTAAAATCGTCTAATGCTTCTGGTCTGCCAGTAATAGGATTAACTGTAGTTATTTGAGAAGAAGAAACAGCAGCAGCACGATCAGCGCCTTCTTTTGCAGAAGAACGAGACATTTCATTAAGAGCGATCTCGAACATACTGTTTGCAGCTTTTGCAATGCTATTATATTTTTCAACACCACCAGTATTTAAATTGACCGTTCCTATTGGCCCTATACTACCCGACTGTCTTTTTTCTCTAATAACACCCATATTCTAATATCCAACTATGTTGTTCTTTTAAAAAAATCTGTAACTGTATCTATTGTCTTTGGATTAATCTCTTGAGCAAGTTTATATATATTACCTAAAAAGTTAGCATTAGATGTAGCCCTCATTCCTGCGGCTGAATTTTGCCCATACTTATAAGCAACAGATGCTTGAGTAGCATACTTTGCTGCGGTAAGTTCTGCCTGTCGTTCTATATTTTCTATATCCTCACCAACTTTACTTCGGTTTGCTTTTAGAAAAGCAGCAACAGATCTATCTTCTCTACCGAGAGCGCTGAAGGAAGCAATGTTTTGAGACTCAGCATCAGTAGCTTGTCGCTGTCTTTGTATACTTGCATCTATTGCTTGTGCTTTTGCTAAGAATAATTCGTTTACAAACTGTCTTGCTTCAAGCTTACCAACAGCAGCACGATCAGCAGCAGCTTTTTTTTCTGCCGACCTTTGATCAAGTGTACTTTTAGTACCTAAAAAAAGAGTAAATATATCAAAAGGATTAAGACCCATTAAAAAGAAACCTCTGCAACTAAACCATTAACTTGAATAAACATAGGTGCAGTTTGTGTAACTGTCACCTGTGGGTCTTTATTATAACCCAAAAGATAAAACTCTTTCTTACCAGTTACAGCCTGTCTGGGCTGACTAAAATCATTATTAACTTTCCTAATAATTAATTTTTTATTGTTGACTGAAACAGAAAGCGTTTCTGATAAATCGAGAATAACTCTAGATAATGTTCTTGGCTGTCCTGTTTCTGGCCCAACCCCTGTGCTTACATCTATCGGATTCGTCTTTAACTCTACATCAAAACCAAAACCTACCTGACAGCTTGTAAGAGAGCTGTCTACAGCCGAAACGTCAATCTGACCACCTGACACTGTAAACTTGCCTAAGTAGTCCGTAGCGCTTATTACATCAACCTGAGCGCCATCTTCAAAATAATTAGATACTGTAAAGACTCCTGCCGTTCCAGTATACAGATTCCCTAAATCTAAACTGACGTTTTGATTTAGCTCAGATAATACAAAACTGTTTGTACCTGATCCAAGATTGGTTTTAATGATAGCAAAAACCCTGTTACCAATAGCAGTAACAGAATGAAAAGAGCCGTTTGTTTCAAATCTTGTCCAACCTGCAACACCTTCGACTCTATTTAAATTATAAACAGCTATCTCACCAGTAAAGTTCTGAGCAAAAACAAATGACTCGGCTGTGTTTACTGCGCCACTAATCACACACATTTGAACAGGATCACTTATTAAATGAGAAGAAAGCAATGATATAGGATCAGCTTTATATGCTTGTTGACTATCATCAAACACAAACTGACGTATCATCTTACCACCAATCTGCCCAAAGATTGTTGCACCATAGAATGGTTGTGGTCTTACAAAGCTTGAGCCAAAAGCAGTTTGTCTTTTTACTCTTGCATTAGTTGGAGTTATTGGTTGGTTTTGAAACGTAGGAATAAAAAACTCTGATCCTGCCGTAAAAATATGTATATCTCTATTAGAAACAAAGTGACGTATAGTAGCCACCTCTCCAATACTCATAACCAGTTCAAGCCCATCATCGTCTCTGGCTTCACCAATATCAAAGTTATAATATAAACCAGATTTACTTGCCCATACAGTATCAGGTTGTGCAAGAGTGCCACCAAACCATAACCTGTTTTCGTGAAAACCTACAGCCGCAGGATAACCACGTAACTGTGAATATGATTGCTCCATCCATTCAGTTGTTGGCGCATGTGTAACAATCTGTATAAATCCACCACCATCCTCAGAAGTGTTTGCTGCCGCTCCTGCTGCGACAAGATACCTATTTTCATCAATAACAGTTCCAATAGTTCTTGAACCGTTTATTTGACCTTGATTAATACCACCAACAGATGTTGCCTTGCGTATCTCAATAGTATCGCCTTGAGTCATGCCGTGATTAATATGTGTTATCTCAAGATTGCTAGAACCGTCTGTTGTTCTTATTGCGCTTGGGTCAAGCTCAACAAACAATTCATCTATTACTCTGCCTGTTGCTTGAGTGCTTGATTGCACAGAAGTAATATATATTTCAGAGCCATGATAGAGTAATGTAATCCCGACATGCTTACCAGTTGTATCAAAATAAGGCGCACTTGTTGTAACTGTAATAGAGTTCCCTGTTGTTGCAGAAGGATTAAGAGTAACTCCAGTAGGATGAAAGTGGTAGTAGGGCTGAAAAATCTTTGCCCCTCCTGCTTGCAGTTGAAAATTAAACTGCTCCACTTGAAAACTATTTAATCCAGTCCTTATAATCTGTTGACACATAAAAGTGTTATGACAAAGAAAAAGAATGTCACCACCTTGAGCATATGTCATTTCATGCAGATAATTATGATCCCATTGTAAAGCATTACCATCTATATCTTGCGTAAGAGTAGTTGCTAGAGTTAATGTACCTGTCACCGGATTTATAAAAAAAATTTCACATTTCTGATTAGTAAATGCGATAAGATATTCTTCATCATCTGAAAATATAAAAGGTATAAGCCTTATTTGTTGTCTTATAGAAGTATTCTCAACAATAGATGTAAAATCATGGAGTGCTTGAAATCCACCGCGTTTTGCAACACCACCTTCTGTTCTTATAAAAAAATTTTTAACTGATTGTGCAGACGAGTTATAAATAGGCGAATCCGTCCTTGAAACCAAAGACGGACTTATCTCACCATACTGAAAGTTTGTAATCGGTATTCGTGCTTTTTGCATTAACTACGCCTATTTGTAATAAACCTCGATGTCGTAACTTTTCGTGTGGTTTGCTGTTGAGAATCAGTTGATCTAGCTTTAGCCAACAACATTAAGTATTGTGTTTGCATCATATTAGCTAGGCTTTGATCTCTAGCTAATGCAGTAGCAAAAACTTGAGCCATTGCATATTCAACACAAACAGAAAAGTAAGAAGGCCAATCTACTTCGTCAGCCCTATACGTGAAGTCTGCAATCAATATATCATTAACAGAAGCATCACAGAATATCTTGCTGCCATAGATATTATATTCAATTGCTAAATCATTTACTGTAACTGCATGAACAAAAAGATTATCTGGTAATTGATATGCAGCATTGAATCTTCCAGTAGGCGCATCACTCAATCTATTCAATACAGCTTGGTTAGATGCAAACCTCCATCGTGTAGATGTTAAATTAGTACGAGCAATATCTTCATACATATTCCCTGCAATAAGGGCTTCTGTTGTATCATCATCGAAAGATGTAATTGGTTCTGCACCAATCAATATTAATGCTCGGCTACATATGTCTATCGCGCTGTTTGCAGGAGTGCTAAGTGCCATTGTGAACCCTATGAACTATGTGAACAAATGGGGGCTTTCACCCCCACCTGAATTAGTTGTTATCTAAAACTTCGTAGATACCATTATCATCTATAGCAACAGCACCCATTGACATCATTGATGTAGCAAGGTGGGCTACTTTCATAGGCACATAGTTAACCTCAGTTGATACATCTGAGTTAATACCAATCCCCATAGCACTTGTGTGATAAGCAAAGTTCTTACCTCCTGCAACGGCAGACGTTGAAAAGATCTTAAATCCTAAGAACTCTTTCATTGTCATGCCACCTGCAAATGGAAGGTTTTGCGGCCCAACAAAATCAGATGACGCAAACTCATTTATATTAAATAAATCCGCAAATCCTGCTGGAGACATTGCAAGGTAACGCTGTCCGTCTTCTGGAATATCCGCAGCGCCAAATGTTTGGAACAATGTAAGAAGATCAGCTTTTGTTAATGCACCACTTGTATCTGCAATCTGAGTAGAATTAGCACCTGCATCCATAGCAGTAATAATAATCTCATCTGTTTTACGTCCAAGTGCACCTGCGGCAGACTGAGCAACAGCTTGACGTTCGTTAATATTTATTTTTAACTCGTCAAGTTTGTCGATAAGTTCCGCAGCATAATGATCTGACATTGTAACTTCAACATTAGTGTGTGCCAATTCCATTGTACTGACATCACCGTTTCTAGTTTTAGTAGAAGCAGATCCTGCTCCTATTTTTTGAAATCTAGCAGTTGATCCAGAAACATTCGTAGAGCGAACAGTGTTCCGTAGCTTGGAACCCATACGCTGATATGCCATGTGTACTTCTGTTTCAAACTGCTTAATGAAGGCTTGATCTATTGTATTAGCCATTTTTTACAGTCCTTTTTGAGTTTCCGATTGCTACGAGTATCCATTCTTACATATCAACTCGGGTATCCAATAAGGGCCGATCAATGCGATCTGGGTCGTAATGACCCATTCTAAACAATAAATTTATTTAAATTGCAACGCACAATTTATTTTTACTGATTATAAAGTTTCTTATAACCTTCCTGAACTTGTTTAACATAGTCATCATTACGTCTTGCAGGATTCCAATATCTTTCATCTTCCATCATCTCCCTTAATCCTTCTTGTGTTATTTGAGCAGATGGTGTTGCATCAGATCCTAATGGTGAAGATTTTAATTTTTCCATAATAAACTCTAATACTTCAATACCTTCAGAAGTTTCTGTTAATCTTTCTATCGAAGGCATATGCTGTTCTGTAAAAAATTGATTTGCAAATAATGCTGCTGCTTCAACCCTTGCCCCTGCATTATCACCTAATTTTTCTAACTCTTCATCAGGATTAATAGAAGCATCCATTGCAGAATTAATTATTTTTTCTAATCCTTCTGCAAACTCTTCCTGACTAAAACCATATGTAAAAGAATGATCTGCCCACCACTTGAGAACTTCATCATTAAATACAGTATCATCATCAATAAAATCAGGAAGCTGATAATCTCCTGCACTATCTGGTCTATCTTTAAATGATTCTTCTTCTATTTGTTTTAAAACTTCTGCACGAATATCATCATCTTTTGATCCAAGCTTAGACTCTAATTCTTTATATGCTTTTGCAAGATCTTCACCAGAGTTATATTTTTCAGGAAGCCACTCAGGACGATCATTTGTTTTTGGCTCTAAATCTTCTGCAACAACAAAATCTCTTTGATCTTGTGGTGGCAGTTCATTTGTTGTTTCTGTTTGTTGCACTTCTTCATTCATTGTTTTTTACCTTATGTGATCTTTGAATATGACGCTCTATTAAGCCAACGAGGTATCGTTGACCTTCCAAATGACGCAGTTCATCAGTGCTTATATTAGGACCGCTAACCATTTCTATTGTTACACTACGCAAGTATTTAAGAATTTCTTGACCAGTAGGTTCAGAAAATAAAGAGCCAAAATTAAGGCTTATTCTATCTTCTTCTACTTTTTTTCTTGCTATTCCGTCTAAACCAATATGACTATTCTGCGGCAATAGGTGGACCTGCTTGTTGTTCCTGTTGTTGCATCTGCTGCATTTGCTGCATCATTGCAACTATCTCTCTACGCTCTTCTGCGTCACGAATCAAGGTGTCAGGTACACCAAATTTTTTAGCAAGATGAATAGCTGTTTCTTCTGAGTTAATTAATATGTTTGTAGTATCAGGCCCAAAGTAAGTATTAACTAACTCTAAGAATCTTGATACAGAAGTAATATCCTGATTAGATTGTGCTTGTGCTAATGGAGAAGAAGATCTTATTTTAACTTCTCGACCATTTACAACTGGCATTTCAATACGTCCTTGTTTCTTAAGAATATGTATCACTCTTTGCAATACTGGCTGAACAAGCTCTGCTTGTAGTCTACCAAACGCTGATCCTATTCTGCGTGATAAATCTGCCATACGTTCAGCAACTTCTGTAGCAGATGCAGGAGTTCTGTCTGGATTTCCAAGCATATCATTGTATAATGCGCGCTTTATATTTAATCTCATATCACTTAAAACTATATCAGCTACATCAAATCTTCCTGCTGATTGTATAGGTTGAAGCCCACCAGACTGAGGAGACTTTGGTATTATAGTACCTGGAACTAAATTAATAGTATCTGGGTTTATAATACCATCATCATCCATCTGATAAATGCCAGATATAGCCATCTGAGCATTTTCCAAGATTAGTTGAATAGTTAAATTTGTAGTTTTGATAGCTGATAAAGCATTAATCAATGGGCCTCTGCCGTATACTTCCCCTGCACACTTAGACCATCGAAAACAAACATATGGATTAGAACCAACTCCTTTAAATGCTTTTTCAATAATATATTTTTTAGTGGACATATCTATTACATAATGGAAATAAGCTTCCTCATTTTTCTTAGAATAGTCTTTGCAAACAAGCTCAAGCAAAGTACATTTGCCTTCTGGGTCACGCGATACTCTTTGTTGTATTTGCGGATCAAGTTTGGCATCAGGATAAAGTATCGTAATCTCAGAGTTTCGTATACCTTTACGCTCTCTAAATACGTGATCTATCTTATCATCAGGTCCAGTATCTAACACAACGTGCGGTAATGGTATTGCAGAAAAAGTAATTGGATTAACTGCATCCCCTTCATCTACACAGAGAACACCAGTACCAACAGCCAGATCCATAAATGCTTCATGCACTTCCTGAGAAAAGTTTGAGTTTTGCAATACCTCAAAAACATATTCTGTTATTTCATCAAGATCATTGTCAACAAAATCTCTGTCACCTTCTGGTATTTCTGATCCTGCCATAAGGTCAGCCCATCGTGCAAAGTTAGGAACTAAACCAGATTGTAGTCTTGATGCAAACTCTTGGACACCGACTACTGCGGTTTCATCAAAGATTTTATCATCTCTGCGTTGGCCTGCGGTTTCATAGTAAAAAGATTCTCTTTGCGGCAGAGCGTACTCATAACACTCTTCAAAAAGATCTACAAAGTTTTGTCTATGAGCTTTTGCTTTCTCATATCGTTCAAGCTTTTGTTTTGGATCGTGCATTATAAGAACCTACTATAGTAACCAATTCCACCAGTAGAACCAGTAATTAATGATCTGCGTCCTGCGCCACCTCTACGTCCTGAGCCTGCTTGCCGAGACTGCACATTTAACTCACGTTCTGTTCCAGAAAGAACTCTCCTACCAGATCCAACCTCTGCGGTTCTCTCAATCCTACGTCTAAGTAAAGATTGTTTTTCTCTAGCTCTTTTTATTCTTTGCCTTCTTAATTCTTCTGCGGCTAATTTTTCTTGATCTGAAATAGCATCTTCGGGGTCGCGTGTATAAATACTTTCTGCCGTAACAGATGTTCCACCAATAGTTCCACCTTCTGCTGTAGTTGTATCATTACCACCAGTAGTAGTTGTTGTTGTGGTGGTGGTTGTCGTATCATCACCACCAGTAGTAGTTGTATCATCACCACCAGTTGTAGAACTACTGCCCCCTTTCTTTTTCCTACGAGCTTTCATATCTTCGAGCGCTTTTTGAGAAGCAGCTTGTCGTTTTCCTAAATCACGATAATACGCTGTATTTTTTGCTTTGAGTCCGAGATCCATCTTAAGATCATCAAGCGCACTATTTTTTTCTGCACTTGCAATTCTATCAAGACTTACATAACCACTTGAGCCTATTGCTCCTTTTGTTGAAGCAATCCCACTTTTTTTAGATTTTTTCTTTCGTCTTGTAATAAGGCTAGATCTTTTTTTAATTTGAGCAGATGTTCTTGTAGATTTAGTAGGTCCTTTGTCAGATCTACCAAACGTATCTCTAGGGGGCATACTACAATCTCCTTATTCAAAACCAATATATCTTGCTAAACACAAAATAAAATAAAATTCAACGCACAAATGACCAGACGTTTTGTTTCCTAGATGCATTTTTAGGCTGTCTACTAAATACATCAAAGTCTTTTCTTGCATTAACAACCCTTGATTGTTGTTGATTAGACATCAAAGCGCGGCCTTCACCTGCACCTAGAAGTAAATATTGTAGCGCATCATGTATGTGAGAATACATATTTTTATCAGGTTTATCTGCATATCTCTCGCCACTTACTTCCATACGTTTGTAAGCATAGCCACCTTCAAACCCTTTAATAAGTTGTTGGCATCTTCTATCCATTAAAAACGCAGGTTTACCTTCAACCATTTTGTTAAGTTGTTGCGCCACTGATTCCAAGCGAAGATCCACAGAATTGCTTGGGGCGGGAAATGCGCGTAGACCAGCACCTCTAAGTATGTGAAAAGGGGTAGATTCGTCCGTTTGCGCCCTAAAATCCCCTGCTGGATCACCATATATATAGACATCGGAAGCTTGAGAAAAACGAGTAGCGATTTCATTTCTTAGTACCTCTGCAAATCTAACAATGCCCATATCAAAAGCAACTACCTCGGATTGAATTAGCCACCTGTTTCTTACCTTTTGACCTATAACAGCCGCAGGGGTAAGTCCAAAATCTATACCAATATACAAAGGTAATCCTGCCGCTACTGGTATTTCTTCTCTAGCAATATGTGTTTCACTTGCAAACATAGGATATACTGGCTTCCCATCTTGGATAGTGCCTAACTTGTTCATAACGTAAACATCAATCCATGATTTAGTCTTACCTTGAATAAGGTTTGGATAATATGACTTCATCATATTCTTTTTGTTCTCAGCTACGTCCGAAGGTAAATAATCTTCTACTTCTCCATCCTCATTGTATATTTCTTTCATACCAGATGGTTGAGTAAAGAACTGCCAGTTATCAGGCTTGACCAACATCTTGGCTTGTTCTCTAGGAATATGATCTGGTATTGGAACCTCACCCGACATGATAGGCCACCAATGATCTTCCTCGGGTGCGTTAGTATCTGCAATAACTCCTGTCCAACTTGGACCACCATCACGCATAGATGGATACCTGCCTACCCTCATAGTACAAGCATCAATAATACTTTTAGGAATCTCCCTTGCCTCATTAATCCAGATGCCTGTTAGTTCGAGGGACAATAATTTTTTAACATCTTCTGGACGATCAAGTGCAAGGAAGATCACCTCAAGGTCTATATTGCCTTTCTTTATGTGGTGAGTATAAGGCACAGACCAAGTAAATTTTCCCCATTCAGACTCTGGAAACCAATCAAGCCACGTTTTTATTGTGGTTGTTCTAAGTTGTGGGTTTGTATTTCTTATAATAGCCCATCGACTTTTGCGTATTCCTTCTTGAGTTTTTGCTTGGGAAAGCGCACGTCTAAATACTTCAACACAACAACTTACAGATTTGCCAGAACCAACAGGGCCACGAATACCACGAAAGAAAGTATTGTCTTTCATAAATTGTTTGAGAACTTCACCGTCTGGTTTGTATGCAAAGTTTATCAACGCAAACCCTTATCTACTCCAAACTTAATCATTCTCTCAGCAACCTCTGGACCAATGCTCTCAATCAACATATCGCATTGTTGATTAGTTGCGAGTCCTTTTGCTTCTACACTAGCCAGATGAACCTTGCGAACTATGCCGCGCAATAAATCTAAATCCTGTTGCGACAATGTACTTATAAAATTACTAGGTAACAAAATTAACTTTTTTTGCTGTTTTCTTTTGGTTGTTCATATGCTTCATTAACATCTGGTGTAGAAGGGTCATCGCCTTTTAACTGTCCGTTGGAGCGTCTCGCACGTTTAGGTTCTGCCCCTTCCACCAAGCGACGAGATTCGGAGGTTCTTGTCTTGCCGCTATACGTTGTTCCTGCAAGCTCATGAGTCTCGCCAGTATACAATTCACCACTTGTAAAATACCAAGCCATATTAATAACTTCTCGACATAAGGCTTTTTTTAGATTTCATTGGTTTTTTCTTTTGCTCCTGTGTTTTCTTAGCAGCAGCTATTCCCTTTTTGGTATATGGGAACTTCTTTCCATTAACATTAGGCATTTCTATATCTCCTTACCTTGTTAGCAATCTTTTTCGGTTGAGCCACAAACTGTTTACCCTTTGCCTTACCCTCTCGTTTGGCTCTGGTTGTAGCGCGATACTCAGCATCACTAAGAGCAGCGATAGCCTTAGAAGGAAGGTAGCGTTCACCAGTTTCGCTAGACTTCTTACCAGACTTAGTTCTCCACTTCTGTTTGCCCCAGTTTAGTAATGATCGTTGTGTTGCTTTCACTATGAACCAACCTGTTGTTGCGCTTTCTTATGAGCAGCAGAAAAAGTAGTCCCACCCTTCATAAGCCTTTTCATTAGAGACATATGCTTCTTTGTATGATGCTTACTATGCTTTTCTAATGTTTTCTTTTGTCTTTTGCTTAGAGCATTACCTACACTCTTCATGATTTATACCCCCCACCTCTGGCCTTGTAAGTCTTGGCAAGCAACTGAGCCTTTCGAGCCGACCATTGTCCTGCCGCAGTTCCGTGAGTAGCTCTTGCCTTAATCGAGTTAAATAAACTCTTACGCAATTTTGGTTTTGTATAAACATTTGCTTTGTTTACTGTGCTCATGGAAACATCCCTTCATCTGGGTCAGGCATATCCATTACCCTATTATTTAAGAAATGCCATCGTTTCAAGAGTTTTTCTTTCTCAGGTGTCATATCACTCGGCCCACTTATCTCAGCGTTGCCAGTAACAAAGTCATACAGCTTACTAAAAAAACTCTTTGGCTGTGGCTCAGGATTTAACTTCTTTTCAATATCCTCAAGCTCTTTGATGTACTTGTCCCTAAGTTTTAATTGCACACCACGATTAACTAAACTCTGGCTTTTCTTCTTCATGTCTTTTTATGCCTCGCTGCAAATGATCTGGCTGCCGCAACACTGCCAAAGCCCCACTTCTTTAATGCCAAAGCTTTTCTCGTAGGTCTACCCTTTTCATCTTTCATTGGACCTTTCATCCCTGCAAACCTCGCAGCAAAAGATACACGTCTAGGGTTTGTGCCTTTAGGAACAGGCTTCTTTAAATTAGCGCCCTCTTTCCTCTTAAAATATCTTCGCCCTGCTTCCGTTAAACCACCTGATGGACTCTTGTGTATCTTCCTCATTACATCGGACCTTTCTAGGTAAAAATATTTTTTGGGATTGCTTATAAACCTTTTTAGAAAAAAATGCTAGTGGTAGACTACTTGCAACTATTGCAACCTAAGTTTTTATCCCCCCCCATAGCTAGCTGAGTGTCAAGTCAGCCGCTATACCCTATGGCATTTTTGCGTCAGTCGGAAATGCCAGAATACCTGTGGACGCAAGTCCTCAATTTAAGAACGGATCTCTCAGCAATGATCAATGGCTATGCCCTCCTCAATACTTGAGGTTTCGTCGGGCCTAGGTCATTGATCAGGACAGATCTATAGATACCTGAATGTCTCCTGCAACCTGAACCTGTGATCTATCAATAGGCTTGTATCCTGCTCGGTCCAGTAAATCCTTCGCTGCCTCAAGCTGAACATACTCTGATTTGGCGTCAGATACCAAAGACCTCAGTCTCCCTGCTGCAATCGTAGCACTGAGTCCGAATTGCTCATTCATTCTTTGCATCATATATTGTTGCACATGTGGGAGCTTCAATGCCTTGCTTGCACTTACTCTTCCGCTTTCGCCTTTAGAATATCCTGCCAGCTCCGCAGCCTTTTTGATACTGCACCCATTTGCTACGAGGGTATCAACCAAAGCTGTTTGTTTCTCGGTCAGTTTTCTATCTGTGAGTGCATCCATTTCTCAACCAATCTTGTCTTTGTTTATATATATATTGCGTGTTTGTTTGCAGGCATAGGTGGTTGCCCCCCTCTTAATCTCCCCCCATTACTGCCCGATTTGTCAACAGTCTGTAAAGATGGTTTTAAAAGTGACGTGGCGTCACATTATTCTAGAGCATGTAAACAGTTCTTGTATTACTGCATATATGCAGCTAGTATAGTCTTGTAAAAGATGGAGGATTTACAATGCGTTTAAATAATAGGTTAGATAAACTTTATGAAATGTTAATTAATTGTGATGTAGCAATCCATGAGTTGAACCAAGACATTGACAATATGTATTTACCTGATGATCCAGAAAAAGCAAAAGAAATAGAAAAAAGATCACTTGAGGTAAAAAGCATTGATGCAGAGTTTCAAAGAATAATGAGAATTGCAGACAATTGGTATATTTAGAATTATAATAATTGTTCAAAAAAGGAGAAGGTAAAATGAACAAGAAGCAAGAAGTTATGATAGAAATATCAAACAAAGTAATTGGTATGATGAAAGACCACGGTGTTAAATGGTCAACGCCTTGGGTTAAAGCAGTAAGAGAAACTGGACAGCCAGTCAGTGCAAAGAACCGAGAATACACAGGGATCAACAGAATAAATCTATCACTGCATATTTTAGAGCGTGATTATACTTCTCCAGTGTTTGCAACATTCAAGCAATGGAAAAGCTTGGGAGCAAATCTTGTTGATGCCAAAGGTAAAGGGATCAAAGTATTTTTCTTTACAACTACAATGGTTGAAAGCAAAGAAAACAAGGACCGCAAAATAGCTGTTCCATGTTTTAAAGTTTACACTGTATTTAATGCGGATCACGTCGAGGGGTGGGATGGTAAATGGTTAGAAGATGAACAGGAAGAGCTTACCCAAGATTGGAAAAACTTATATGATGTTGATGAACTTATTGCTCAAACTGGTGCAGTAATCAAAGAACACAACTCTAATCAAGCGTTTTATTCTCCGTCATTAGACAAAATTAATATGCCAAGTAGAGCACAATTCAAAGATGCTCAAGGATTTTATGGTACACTATTCCATGAACTAATTCACT